GGTAGGTAGACCAGATTATTGTAAACCGAACAAATTTTCCCCAATAAAATGTTACAGCCTCAAGCGTTTCACAAATTTTCAAATTTGTCAAGTATTATTTTCGTTTACATAATAACAAACAAGCAAAGGCGAACAACATTTTGTATTAAAATATTTTCAATTATTTTTCAAAATGTTATTGACAAATAATACAATTTGTAGTATATTATAAGTGTCGAAAGGAGATGAAAACAAATGAAAAAAGCAATAATAAGTATAATATCAATATTAGCATTTTTATATTTAATAGGCGAACAAGAAGAAATAACAATAGGAATAATAGCATTAAAATTTTTATCTTTAGGTTGGTTATGGCTTATTGCAAAAGCAAATAATTATTTTTATCAAGGAGAATAGAAATGAAAAGAATAAAACTATTATTAGAATTTATCAAATTAAAATATCAAGGATATAACAAAGAAGAAAGGTACTTTAAATATGCTATTAAAGGGCTTATAAATTTTGAGCAGTATGAGAAAATTATTGATAATAAAGTAATGAAAGGGGGCGAATAAATATGGGATATTATAAATTAGATGAAAAGCTATTAGACAAACCATTTGAATTTAAAGTAGGTAGTAGAGGATATGGACAAATGTATTATGAAATAAATAAAATGTTATTAAAATTACAATTTAATGTAACAAGTATTGGATTTTATTATTGGATAACAGCAATACAACAATATCGAAAAAATTATTATAAATATGATAATACAATAGAAAAAGTTTATAATGATGTAGCAAAAATACATAATACTACAAGAACAAGAGTAGAAAGAGCAATGCGAACAGCGAAAGCAACAGCAACAGAACAAATACAAAAACAATTTAATTATTACAATAAATTAACAAATAAAACAATACTAGAATTATTAACGCGTAATGCTTTATTTATAGAAAAAGTTGATAATCATATACCGCGTATAGATTAGAAAGGAGTAAAAAAGATGTTAGATATTTTAAAAAGTGATTTACCTTTAGAATATCAAAATTTTTGGTATGATATGGGAGTAAAAGTACAAAAATATATTAACGGAGTTGTACAAGTATTATTTGATATTACTAATACACAAATAATAATTAAAATATTTATAGAAAAATTTAATTATGGTATGTATTTTACTTTTCCATATAGATTAACAGATAAAGAAATTTTACAACATATTTTAAATGGAATACAATTAAAAGTATATGAAGAAGTATTTAAAGAATGAAAGGAGAATAACAATGGAATTAGAAATAGAAGATAAATTACAAGAAAAATATAATCATTTAGAAATAAATGTAAATTATTTAGACTTGCGAAAATATCAAATAAATGTTAAAATAAGAATAGAAAATCAAGAATACAAAAAAGAAATAATACATATATGGGACGCACACTATACAAGAGATGTAAACATAGGTACAATATTTAATCAAATTGATAATTTTATTCTTGGTTTATATAGAAAGGAGAATAATAAATACTATGACTAAAAGTGAATTTATACCAACAATAGCACCATTAGTAGTAGCAGAAAATAACAAGAGGGGAAATCCTTTATTTTCAAGTGTAGTAATAGCACAAGCAATATGCGAAAGCGGTTGGGGACAAAGTAAAATAATGATGAAAGCAAATGCAATTTTTGGAATAAAAGCAACTTCAAGCTGGAAAGGAAAAGTATATAATGCAAATACGCAAGAGTGTTATGATGGAAGTACATACACAAATATTACAGCTTGTTTCAGAGCTTATAATAGTGTAGCGGAAAGTATATCAGACTATTTTGATTTAATAACAAAGTCAGAAAGATACAGAAAAGCTTGTGTTGCAACTAGTCCGCTTGAATGTATAACAGCAATAAAAAATGGCGGTTATGCAACAAGTCCAACTTATATTAATACTATCATGTCAATAATCAATAGTAATAATTTAATACAATATGACAATATGGAAGATGTGGAAAACTCTGTTGATAACTCAAAAAGTATAGAAGAATTAGCAAAAGAAGTAATCGCGGGAAAATATGGAAACGGCGAAGAAAGAAAGAAAAAACTGGGTAATTTATATAATAAGGTACAAGCAAAAATAAATTCTATATACGGACAAAATGTTTCACTTGAAACAATATACATAGTAAAAAGCGGGGATACATTATCAGCAATAGCAAAGAAATATAATACAACATATCAAAAAATAGCAAAAGACAATAATATTTCAAATCCTAATTTAATATATCCAAATCAAAAGTTGGTGATTAAGTAATGGGATTAGAACAAAGAACGCGGACAGTATGGCACATATTGGGGAAATACATACGATAGTTCGCAAGCTTTAACAATGGAACAAATGCAAGTAAATGCACGTTATATATGGGCATATTTGCAGATGCAAGGTTGGACGCTTAATGCGGTTGCTGGTATATTAGGTAATATGCAGAGTGAAAGTACTATAAATCCTCGGACGTTGGGAAAGTAATGTTGTGGGGGGCGACCCTACGGAACACGGTTATCGGATTAGTACAATGGACGCCATATACAAAATATACAGACTGGATAGTAAATCAAGGATTTAATGACCCGTCAGAAATGGACGCAAATATATATCGTATATTATATGAAGTAGAAAATAATATACAATGGATAGCGACGAGTACATATAATTATAGTTTTAGAGAATATACACAAAGTACAGATACACCATATAATTTAGCATTAGCTTTTTTAGCAAATTACGAAAGACCAGCAGACCCAAACCAACCAGCAAGAGGAACGCAAGCAGAGTATTGGTATGAATTTTTAGGCGGATTACCACCAATTCCAACATTTACAAAAAAAAGAAAAAAATTTCCTTGGGCTGTTTTAACAAGAATAATAAATCAAAGACGAACATTTTTAAAAATGTTCGTTTTTTTTTTTTTTTTATTATTGACAAAATTAAAATTTGTGCATATAATTTATATAGAAACTAACGGAAAGGAGAAAAAAAGAAAATGGATATTGCAACTCTTTTAGGAAGTTATGCGTTTCCAGTCGTAGCTTGTCTTGGTATGGCTTGGTATGTAAAGTATATAACAGATAAGAACTCACAAGAAACAGCAAAACTAAATGAACAACATACAACAATAATGTTAGCATACAAAGATGAAATTAAAGACGCGATAAACAATAATACATTAGTAATGCAACGATTATGTGATACAATGGAAGTAAAAAACACAAGAGCGACAAAGAAAAGTAAAAAAGGAGAGGAGGAGAAAGAAAATGAAGCTTAGTAAAGATGAATTAAAACAAAAAGTTAATGAGCTTGTAATTGATAACGATATTGCTATACAATTATTAGAAGATATTGAAGATAGTATGGAATCTGGCGAAGTAGATACAGCTAAAATAGACGAATTACAAGCAAAATTAGACGATTTACAAGAAAAATACAAACAAAGATTTTTAAAAGGCGATGACAAAAAAGACGCCGAAGATAAAAAAGAAGTCGACGAAGAATTAGAAGAAAAAGAAGTAATCGACATAAAAGAAATATAATTAAGAAAGGTAGGAAATAAAAATGGCTTTAAATAAAGTTTTAAAAGTAAAGAATGATAGCGAGCTTTTATCATTTATTATAAATACAACACCAGAGCTAGCAAGTAATATTGATTTACCTGTACAAGGCGAGAGCATAGCTCCAATAGGTAAATTAATAATGTCAAATGAAAGATATAAAAATGCTTTCATAAATACAATAAATTTAATAGGATTAACTGTAATTGATAGAAATTATTGGGAAAATCCTTGGGAAGTTTTTGCAAACAGAGGTTATTTACCTTACGGTCAAACAGTAAGAGAATTAATAGTAGATATAGCAAATGTATATGATTATAACGAATATGCAAACGACGTAGACCATTTCTTAGAAAACGTTGTACCAAATATTTATAATTATTTACACGAAATCAATTATCAAAAATTCTATAAAACTACTACATCAGATGAACAAATGGCAATGGCTTTCAATACAGAGGGCGGACTATTTGATTTAATCGAGAAAATTGTTGGTTCATTATACGAGGGATATAAATACGATAAATACATAGCAGATAAATATATGTTATGTAGAAGAATTATAGACGGAACTATAACAAGTGTTAAAATTGAAAATTACGCAAACTTAACACCAAGACAAAGAGTAGCAAAATTAAAATCTATTTCAAATTTAATGACTTTCAGAAGTCCAAACTATAATCCAGCTGGCGTAAGAGTATCTACTCCATTTGATAATCAAATAGCAATTATTAATACAGATTTTGAAGCGGATATGAGTACAGATGTATTAGCAACATCTTTCTTCAGAAATGAAGCAGAAATGAAATCAAGAAGTGCATTAATTGATGGCTTCGGAAATCACGATACAGCAAGATTACAAGAATTACTAGGCGACGCATACGTACCATTCACAGAAACAGAATTAGAAGCGTTAGCAAATATACCAGCTGTAATAATTGATGATGAATTTTTCCAAGATTATTCATACGCAATGGATAATAACGCAGATACAAAAATGACAGATTTTTATAACCCAGAAAGCTTAAAAAGAAATCATTGGCTACATACTTGGAAAGTACTTTCTACATCTCCATTTAAAGGAGCAGTTGTATTTACAACAGATACACCAGCAGTAACAAGCGTAACAGTTAACCCTAGCGAAGTTTCAGCAAGTGCTGGATTAGATGTACAATTACAAGCAGTTGTTGCAACTACTGGATTTGCTAATAAGGCTGTAACTTGGAGCATTACACAAGACCCAGAAACAGACCCAGCAAAGAAAGCTACTGTTGATTTAACAGGAAAAGTACATATTCCAGCAGGACACGTAGCAAGTACACCAGATACAGAAAACACACTAGTAATAGTAACAGCTACAAGCGTATATGATAATACAAAAACTGGAACGGGAAAGATAACAGTACTTTAAAACTAAAACGGCTGGATAAAAATAATCTAGCCGTTATTATTTTATAAGAAGGGAGAAAGAAAAATGAAACGTAAACTAATAAATTCGCAATTGTCTAATTTTAAAACTTACGAAATGTATAAAAGACAATTACTTACACTTGCCGAAAATGTGTTTGAATTTACAAATATGCCAAAATTTATTGATACCGCATATTTAAATAAAACACTTTTAAGGCAAGGAAGTATAGCATTTTTTGTTGATGAAGTTTTAGGATTATTAGCATTACCATATCAAAATATAGGTAAACTAGATGTATACGGCAGACCTACAAGCATACAAGTAATATCACGAAATGGATATAGTAAATTCATTAGAAGTCAAGATGATTTTGTTATTATGTACGACAATAATGGTCGTTATCCATTATGGCTTGATATTTTGCAATATGCAGAGAGGATTTCATTAGATACTAGAGTAACCGATATCAATATTCGGTCAACAAAGGACACCGCGATTTTGGAAAACAAAATCAGAAAAAGTAAAATCAATAGAAGATTTAGTAAATAATGTAGACGCTATGGAAAATACAGTAATTTCATACGACGATTTAGACTTAGACGACACAACATTAGTACTAGCGCCAGCACCTTTCGTAGCAGATAAAATAGACCAACACAAAGAGAAAGACTGGAACGAATTTTTACGACTTATTGGAATTGCTAATATGAATTTTCAAAAGAAAGAGCGTAATATACGTGACGAAGTATTAGCAAGTCAAGGGGGAACAGTTGCAAGCAGATATAGTCGTTTTGAGCCAAGACAAAAAGCAATAGAAGAAATAAACGAAAAATTTGCAAATAAAATTTTAATAAATGGAAAGAAAGCAATAGAAAAAGAAATAGAAGTAAAATATTATGACGGCGTACCAACTACCGAAAAAGAAGTAGAAGAATACGACGTAGAAAGCGAGGGCGAAGATGATACCATATTATAACGGATTATTTATGTTTTATCCTTTTTTACCGCCAAATTGTAATTTACCGCCTACAATATATACAATATTAGAAAGTATAGTAAATCCCGATGTTGATTTAAACGATTCAGCACCCGAAGTAAAAATAAAAGATTTAGCAAAAGTCGGACGTACTACAATATTTAATTTTGATTATCCTTTAACTTCTAATATTACAAAAGAAAAATTTGAAACAATGATATTAAATCATTTTCTACAAAGGCGTATAGGTTTTGAAACTGTAACAGCTTTTCGTATTCAACTAGATGTAAAATTAAATGAAATTATGCCATTATACAATAAGATGTTTGACGCATTAGAAAATTGGGAAATATTTAAAGACGGCGAAGTAACTACAAGAACTGGAACAGATAATAGAACATCAGAAAGTACAAATAATACAAGTAATGAATTACGTAATCACAGTACAACATCTACAAATGATATATCAGATAGAAGAAATAGTGAGTTACCACAAAATCAATTAGAAGATTTACGAAATGGTAGTTATGTTACAAATTATAATTATGATACAAATACAAATAATGGCGAGGATAATTCTACAAGTCAAGGAACATCACAAGCACAAAATAACGGAACAGACATAAACGAATATAACGAAACTATAACACGTTCGCCAGCCGATAAAATAGCAATTTTAAAAGAAATGCAAGAAAATATAAAATCAATATATACAATGATATTTAAAGATTTAGAATGTCTTTTTTATCAATTAGTATAAAGAAAAGGAGAATAAAATGAATAATTTTGAATATAAAAATTTAACACCATTTAAATGGTTTGTATTAGAAAATTTTCCGTTTATTGAAGCAGATTTTGACGCTTTAACAAATTGGCAATTGTTCTGTAAATTAGGTCAAGAAATGAATAAAATAATAAATTCTGTAAATACTAGCGGAGAGCAAGTACAAACTTTGACAGACGCTTTTAATAAGTTACAGGATTATGTAAATAATTATTTTAAAAATTTAGATGTACAAGAAGAAATCAATAATAAATTAGATGAAATGGCAAATAGCGGAGAATTAACTGAAATAATAGCACAATATTTACAATTAGCTGGATTATTATGTTTTAATACATTAAATGAACTAAAAAATGCAACAAATATTGTTGCAGGTAGTTTTACAAAAACATTTGGAAAAAATAGCTATAATGACGGATTAGGAGAATTTTATAAAATTAGAAATATAACAAATGATGATATTGTAGATGAAATAAATATAATTAAAATAAATAATTCTGATACATTAATAGCAGAATTAATTAAAAATGCAACAATAGATAAAATAAATGCAACAATAGATAAAATATTGAATGAATTAACAAAAAAAACTAATATAGACGAATTAAATCAAGAACGTTTGCAATCTAAATATAATACATATGGTATGAATGAAAAAGGTGTTGGGTTATCTGCTATGGTAAATTCTGATATAAATAAACCTGGTATAATGGGATTTGGTAATCCAGCAGAAGTTTCAAGCTATACTCAAAGAGATTGTGCAGGCTTATACATTCGTGCATTGCCTTCAATTCCAATTTTAAATTATAATAAAAACGACGCAATATATACAAGTAATTCAGTAATAGCAGATAGTTTAACCGATGAAGAGATAGAAAATTTAAAAAATACAGATTTAACCGACACTGTTATTGATACATATAATATAAATCAAGGCAGTATAGTTCGTTGCTCTGGGCTTATTGACAGATTTGAAGCAGAAACAAAAACATTTTATATAAAAGAAAGCTTTTATGGTGTGCCTAGTCAATCGCAAATGGTTACTCCACCAGATAACACAAATTTTTATATTGGATTATGTACAAAAGTTTGGGGTGCAAATATTGTGTCTAAACTACCAAGTGATAGTCTAGCAAATTCTGCCACAGGAGCTGAAATTGAATTGGTAAATTTAAAAGAAACTTCAATTGATAATACTATTCTAGATTTAGTCGGAATACCTGTTGAGGGTAAAACGGTTCAATACGGTTTAAAAATTAGAGGACAAGCTTCAAATAGACCCGTATCAAGAGGAATAGACCTAAAAAATATTTCTTATATTATATTAAATAGTCAAATAGAAGATAGTGGAGAACATTATATAATATTTAATCAAAATCTAGAAGGAAAAACAACATTCTATATTTATGGCGATGGTCGAATGACAAGATTAGCGTATCAACGTGATTTAATAACATCTAAAACACAACTACCAAATAGATTAATTGGTTATCATATATACTCAATTCCTAATTATGATGGTTCGTCAGTAACATTTTTAAATCCAACTGATGATAGAATATTCGCAGGAACTACATATATAATACAAAACGGTTCAGCTAAAGACTTAGTATTATCTTATAGTAGTGGTAGTGATACAAAAACATTTACTATTCCTAGAGCTAAAACAAAAATGATTATAAGTGACGGAGCAAGTTGGAATATAATCGAATAAAATAGAGGTCTTTTAGACCTCTATTTTATATTATTGAATTATCTAAATTATAATTACCTATATTTTGGTGATTATGCCATATAGTTACACCTTTACGGCACGCATTATTTATTGTATCCATATATTTTGCTGGTACTTCGCCGTATCCTATTTCTTCACTTAATCCAATTTCTACATAATTCCAATAAGTACGTCCGGTAATGTTAGGCATTGCAAGAGATTTTATAGCGTAACCAAATCTAGTAAAATAATCATCTATAATTTTTAAATACTCTGTTTTTACTCTCATTTGTCTAAAACTAAACATATTTCTATTACAAGCCCATATTACATCGCCGTTAGCTTGACCGCCACTAATATTAGGAAGTAATGACGCTTGATAAAATTGACCTATTTGACTACCTATATTTCCAGCTACACTCATTACAGCTCCAGCAAGTGCCGGTGCAGCAGCCCCGCCAGTTGCAATAGTAGTAGCGACAGCTCCAGCTGTTAAGCCTAAACTAACAGCCATATTAACGCTGTTTTGTGTTAACCAATTTGTAAATGCGTCGGAACTCCAAGCACACGTTGGGTATTTTCCTAATGCTAATGCTTCGTCATCATTTGTCGCCATACCTTTATAATTCTTAGGTACAATTCTACCACTTCCACCAATAGCAATGCTAAATTGATTTTCAAAAATACATTTTTCAGTACTAAAATCTTCATATTTATATATATTGTTGCTTCCTTGATTATTGCTAAGAAATATATAATTGTATGGATATACAAAACATTTATTATTTTTTGGAGTGTAATCAGAAAAAGAAGTTATTTTGTCTATTTCTGTATTAAATTTTTCAGGTGTTAAATCATAACCCATTGTATTAAAACTAAAATTTTGTCCGCCTACACTTGCTGTATGTTGTGTTAGTTTACTTTGTTCTATTGCTACATCGGGTAAAATAAATATATTTTGTACATCTTCTATATGTCCGTCGTAATTTGTACGCAATAATAATAATACTAAATCTTTAAAACTAGATAAACCCGTAATATGAAAGAAAAATAGTTGAGTTCCAAATACTGTATTATCATATACAGTAATACCCGCGTTTTGTGTACCTTTATTACTTTCTAATACTTCTGTTCCGTCGCTTCCGTCTTTTATTTTCCAGTTACTAGCAACAGCTATCCAATAACCATAATCATTGCCATACGCTATATCTTCTGTTATACTTTCTTGTACTACCTCGCCTACGTCTAAATTTTCAGGTATTGTGTGTAATCCTATTGTATCGTCGTTTACGTGTTGTCTATTTATAAAACAAGTCTTTTTTTGCCATTTGTCAAACCAAGTTGACCAAGCGTCGACAGTAAAAGTAATTTCCGTATTTTTATCGCCTTTATATATTACATCATCTATCCAAGCAAAAAACCATTTATTACTATAATCGGGATTTTGAAAAGCTATATAATTTGCTTGTAAACATTGTGCGTATGTAAATCCAGCCATTATACTTCCCGTTGGGCGTAAAAATGAGTAATTATCAGCTTGAGCAACTAAATTATTTTGACATAGTTCTAACATTTGTGTTTCACTATACGAAAGTACATTTGTATATTGTCTGTCAATATGTATGTTTTTTACTAATAAAATTTTACTATTCATTTTTTTATCTCCTTATTTGAAAATCTATAACTTGTTTAAAATCTGTTCCACACATATCACTTGAATAAAATATTTTGTTTTCTTTGAACGTCATAAACAAATTACGAAGTTTATCATTTTTAATTGATATATTATATATATCTCTTTGCCAGTATCTCGATACTTTTATTATATCAGAAAATACAATTATTTTATTTGAAAATTCTTTATAGTATGGACGTATAAACCATATTGGGCTATTTTTCGTTTTTTTATCTACTAAATATTCACATAAAAATTTGAAACTTTGATATTGAAATCCAAAACGATATAATACATTATATTCTTTATAACTTTTTGGTAAATGCGGTTGCGGGCGTGTTTCCCAAGCTCCCGTATTTATCATTTTTGCGTTTGTGCCTATTGTTCCCGATGTTTGACCAGTTGACATACAATATTCTATTGCTATTTTTACTGGTGGATTTCCCTCGACTACGTCTGCTATTTCTTTTACTGCGATTGTTCCTTGTTTTTGACTACTTATTATTTGATGTAGTCCCCAGTCGTTTATATAAGGACAAACCCTTGATATTGTATTTCCTACAAGCCATAATCTAACAACAAGCCTTTTTCTATCTACTGTTGCATAAAAATTCATTAGTTTATTACTTTCATTAGGTAGATATGTACTACGGCTCATAAATTCTTCAAATATAATATCTTCTACATCTAAATAACTTGCACCAGCGTAATTCTGTTCAGTTGATAAAGCTACTACATATCCTATTTTTTCAAATCTTTTTGTTTTACCCGTTTCATTATCATATACAGATAAATATAAATTTTTTCTATATAATGTAATGCAATTATATTTTCCGTTTGTTAATTTTGCTACATCTACATCTTGAAAATATTGTTCTATTTTCTCCGATGTTATTTCCTCGCGTAATCTACGCATTAAAATAAATCTTTTTCCAGTTTTTAAATATTTTTCTACGGCTTTTTTATGCTTTACTTGATAACTTTTTCCATTAGAACGCTCGCCGTATATTAAATTTATTCTTGCACCGTATCGCGTCTATTTTATCTATATTATAATGGATAACTTTTTTATTAGCCATTTTCGTTCTCCTCATTATCGTTTTTTATATATAGTTTTGCTATTTCACTTTCTATTTCTTCTCTTACTATTTTTGCGTTTTTCTTTGTCGTTCTGTTTGTCAATAAATTAGTTCTATTTATTTTTTTCTTTTCACAAATACCGCGATATAGTTATTTTTGAAAATTTTTTTATAAAATCTAAATCTTCCATTTTCTCACTCCTTATATTTTGCTCTTTTACTTGAATTATCAGAAATTAAATCCGCATAGTCTAACGCTTTACCTAATATATATGTTGTTGGAACTATACAACAACCGCGATTTATCAGTTACAGTATATTCATTTCCTTGATAATCAATTATACTACAATTTTCTTGATTTTCGCAATAAATTAATAAATTTTTATTTGTATATTTGAAATCAAATTTAAAATTGTCTTTAAATTCTGTTATATCTTTTAATCCTAATGCTCCGCTTTTAGGTACTCCAGCTACTGTAATTTCTAATACTTTTGCTTTATTACCTTTTATTTCTTGTACGTTAGTATCGTCTTTTATTTTTTCTTTGTCTATCCATTTTGTATAACAATATTTTTTTGCTCCTTGTGTAATAAATTCGTCATACTTTCCATCATTATCAAAAACGCCTAATATATGTCTTTCGCCTTTACTATCTTTCGGACTAAATTTATCGTACGGAATTTCTAATATTTTACTGACGTGCTTGATTTTATTTATAACAAATTTATTATAATTTTCTATAACTTCTTTGTTGTATCCCTCTTTTAATTTCATACTGTCAGTATCACAATATACAACATATTCGTCTAATTGTATTACATTTTTTAATAAATTAGAACGTGCAAAAGCTGTAACCCAAACACCATACGCAAAACTTAAAAATGCTTTTTTCTTTTCTTCGTTTAATTTTTCTATTATTTCTGAATTTTCTAGTTCTCTTTCACTCCAATCTAATTCATTATCATATATTACTTCATCACGTATCATATTTGTAACACTCATTCCGTACAAAGCATTGAATTTATTTTTTTCTTTTGCGTATTCTACTTCCATACCTTCTACGTTTTTATATTTTGTTTTATTTACATACTTTTCTAAAACAAATTCTATAAATTGTTTAGGTAAATAATCATATTGGCTGTAATAACTTTCTTTTATTTCGTAACTATCAAAATTATATGTATCTAATATAAAATAAAAATCTACATCAGTTAAAGTAATTATTATACTTTCTGCCTCTATGATTCTTCCATTATCATATACCCCTTTTATTATTTTACTACATTTACTCTGCGAAATAAAATTATTATAGTATTTACATTTTATATTTTTAAATTCTACTACTAATAAATAAGCAAATCTTGATAACATTTGATTTTTATTTTTTATATTACATTTTTGAAATTCAGTAGACGGAAATTGATGTGTAACTAATATATATGGATAACTTGATGTAAAATCCCAGCTTTCTATATTATGTTGTATTTCGTCTGTATATATCCAATTAGCGTGTGTATATCCTCCAGCAAAAGCCTCTTGTAATAAATTATAAATGTGCGGATTTATATTGATAGATTTTTTAACTTTTCTTTTATAATCCCAGTCATCAGATACAAGCTCTTTTAACTCTCGTCTAACGTGCCCCGTACTTGTTATTGGTATTTTATCTACTCTTGCGTATGTTTCTAATTCTCTTTTTATATAATGATATACAACTAAACAGTCATACTCGCAATATCCTAATTCCTTTTCTGTTAATTTTGTTGCTGGTGTTCTTAACAATGAATAGTCTAAATCTCCTACTTTCTTTTCGACTGGTAACATAAATATTTTAGGTAATAATTTTAAAGCACAATTTGACATCATATAACTACATCGTATTTCTATATTAAAATCTTCCATTTCGCACTTCATAACCTTATGTTTTTTTCGTGCTAATACATTTTTAAATTTAAAAATACTTTTTATATATTGAAATTCAAAGGAAAGATTATGTATAAAAACTATTTTTTTATTGCTATTATAATAATCTAATCGTATTAAAAAGCTTTTTAAATCTTCCCAAGTTCTACCGTAATAAACTTCATCATTAATTGAAAACATCCATATATACATACAACTTCTAAATTCAGCGTCTTTTTGTTCTTCCTCTGTTAAATCTAAATATTTTATAGCTGGTAATACTTTTCCATTTAAAATTAAATAGCTTGATGATTCTATATCAAAAGAATATATTGTATTGTCTACTTTTTTTCTCTCGCCTACTATATCTCCAAAATGATATTTAAATTCTTTAAAATATTTCATATTTTATAACTCTTTTCTTTTATCATCTATCGAATTCATTAAATAATTATATTCTTGCTCGTTTATTTTTCTTTCAGATAATAAATTACTTACTATACTTTCGAGTTCTTCTAAATCATATTCACTTGTAGCACTTGCTATAAGTTCTAATACATTACTATATAACATTTCTAGTTCGTCTGTATCTTCATTTCCTCGGTATATGTATTTAGCATATATTTTTCTTAATACATTTTCCATTGATGTTCCTCTGTTCCATTGCTTTATACTTTCCATTTGACTAGCAAATGTAGAATAATCGTTTTGTTTTTCTCTTGCTTCTTCTATTATTGCTAAAACATCAGAACCGAGGTATAAAATTCGTTACGCTATTTACTTCTTTATCTTCAAAAAAGCTAGTTAAAGCTTCCGCTTCTTCATATGATATATCCGAAACATCAGTACTAAATCTAATTTGTAATGTTTTAATAGCTTTTTGTTTCGCTTTTTTTATCCCTCGTTTTGTTGATATACTAGTACTATTTAAAAATTCTTTAGTAGCTTTTATTGTTGCTTGCATTTGTGTAACTGTCATAGATTTATTAACTTTAACACGCCCAGAAATAGTCCAAGCTTGCAACGGTTCTATTGCAAGCTTTTCCTTTAAATATTTTGTACCCCAAGTATCTTTACCAAACTCGCGTTCTAATCTTACTATACGTTGATTAGCTGTTTTACTTAATTTTTTTAATTCATTGAATAACTCTTGTTCTTCACGAGTTAACTCTTTTTTTACTCTAGGCATATATATTCTCCTTTACTACAAATTAAAATGGTAAATCGTTTATAGTTTCTTCTTTCTGTTCTGTTTTTTCTTCTTTTTTGTTGTTTCCTAATACTGGGACGGCTTTGTATGTTTTTCCTTTTTTTGTTTTTACTTCGACTAATCTTACGCTTTCTACTTCTCCGAAATAATCTACTACGCTTTCTGTAAAGATTTCGCTACCGCTTGAAACTAATCCGTATTCTTCTGTATCAAAATAATTGATGTTAAATTCTTTTTCATCTGTTGCAATATGACATTTTGCATATCCAGTTATTTTAACTTCTACGCCTAATAGTTCAGATATTTTGATAGCTGTTAAATCTCCTTTCTTTGCCATTTTCTCAAATAATGCGTTGTCGCAACTACCTTTCTTTTCTAATACTGTTACTTCGTACTTTCTTGTTTCCATTTTATTTCCTCTTTCTTGCTATAGGTTGCAAACCATAATTTTTCTAGCTTTCATAAGATATAGCTATAACTTTCAATACTTATGTATTGGCGTTCTCACTTGGACGGCTCATCGCTTAAACCAAAATACTATATACGTATTAGTATGTTTCCCAACCTCTTACAACCATTCGAAAGGTTAGTACCGTTTTACTTTTTATGATAGGTTACTTCCTATCTCCTTTCGACACTTATAATATACTACAAATTGTATTATTTGTCAATAACATTTTGAAAAATAATTGAAAATATTTTAATACAAAATGTTGTTCGCCTTTGCTTGTTTGTTATTATGTAAACGAAAATAATACTTGACAAATTTGAAAATTTGTGAAACGCTTGAGGCTGTAACATTTTATTGGGGAAAATTTGTTCGGTTTACAATAATCTGGTCTACCTACC